GCCCTACGAGGGCGCCGACCTGGGCGAGGGCTTCGAGGACGAGGAAGGCTACGTGCTGGAGACCGGCGCCGAAGGCTTCGAGAGCGAGGGCGCCCCGGCCCCGCAGGCTGCTGCCCCCGCCCCCGCCCCGCAGACCCTGGCCGAACGGCTCAAGGCCCGAGCCCAAGAGGTGCAGGCCGAGAGCCACATCAGCGACTCCGAAGTTCCCTTCTGATGGCTAACCCCCAGAAACGAAAGGGGGATGCAGCTGAGCGAGAGGGGGCCGAGCTCCTGACCCGGCTGCTTGGCCGCCCTGTCCGCCGCCAGCTGGGCGCCGGCCGTCAGGACGACACCGGCGACCTAGACGGCATCCCCGAGACCGCCGTGCAGGTGGCTCACTGGGCCGACGTGAACCGGGCCATCCGGGTGAAGCCCGAGGACGCCGAGCTGCAGGCCATCGCCCGCGGCTGCCGCTTCTCGGCTGCGTTGATCCGCCTGCCCCGGCGCACCTGGCGGGTGGTGCTCACGCCCAGGGCATGGGCTGAGCTGGTGCTGGCTGCCACCGGGGGGAGGCCATGACCCAATCCCCAGGGATCCGCTGCCCCCAGTGCGGCGACGGCAACAGCAGGGTGATCGACACCAAGCACCGGGCCCACTCGATCGACCGCTACCGGGTGTGCGAGGGCTGCGGCCACAGGTTCGCCACCATGGAAACCTGCAAGGGTGCGCCGGTGAAGGCGGGGGAGGCCAAGGCCTACCGGCCGATCTCCCAGGCCGAGGTGGCCCCGATGCTGGGCGACCTGCCCCAGCCGGTCATTGATGACCTGCTGGCCTGGTGGAACACCGCCCGATGGAACAAGTGGAAAGGCAAAGCGGTCTGGACCGCCCGAGCTTTCCAGACATCGGTGCAGCGGGTGCTCGATCTGCACCAGTCCCACCCCCAGCTGGCGGCCGAGCTGGTGCGCGAGGCGGCCGACACCGGCGGCTGGCAGGCGCTCAAGGCTGAGTATCTCGGCAAACGGGTTGAGGTGGAGCGGCTACGTGCCGTGTCTGCCCCAGGCCCACGCGACCCCGCCCTGCAGCGGGCTGCGGAGAGATGGCGCAACGCCAGCTGACGATCGATGACTTCTGCATCGTGGTGGAGATGCTGTTCTCCCACCTGCGGATGAAGGAGGCGGATCGGTGGGGCGAGGACGTGGCCCTGCTCAAGTTCCAGAGCTTGGCAGGGGGCTGGCCTGAGCTCTCCAGCCAGCAGCTGATGTGGTCCGCCGAGATGTGGATCCAATCCACCGCCGGTAAGGACTTCCTCAAGTTCCCGCCCTGGGCTGAGCTGCTGGCCCCGCTCTACCGCTGCGACCACCAGGGCCTGGCTGTGCGAGCTGCAGGGTTCCGCCCTGACCTGCCCGCTGGCCTGGCCCCGACGCACCAGCAGCTGGCCCTGCTGGCGGGGGCGCCCGACCCCCGGCGGCTGCCACCACCAGGCGCCGACCCAGCGGCCTACGAGGTGTTCCAAGCACCACGGCCAGCGTTGCCCCCAGCTGCAGCTCCAGCTGCTCCCACGGGGCTGACGCCTGAGCTGTGGGCCGAGCACCTGCAGCGGTGCAAGCAACAGCAGCAGGCCTACATGCAGGGGGTCCGATGACAGAGGCAGTCTTCCTGGCCGCCGCCCGTCTATCCGCCCAGCGGATCCTGCAGCGTGGCCTGCTGACTGGGAAGTGGTCGGTCGCCAGCTTCAACGGCAGGCGAGCACGCACCGATCTGGTGCTACCCACTTGGGATTTTCTACAGGCAAATCCTCAATTCGAGGATCCGAATTACAGGGACGAAGCAGCATACCGAGCTGCGCACTGGCCCTATGTCGAAGGCAAACCCGCAATGGATTCATTCTGATGTACGAAGAAGTCTTGAACCTGCTCCAGAACACTGACACCAGCAAGAGGCAAGTGTTGGCAAAGGCGATCATCGAGCGGACCTGGCACTTAACCGTCCCCCAGGCCGCCGATCTCATCGTGGCCGAGGGTCTTCACCCGGCTATCAAGATCGACTGGGCCCAGGTGGAGGTGCAGTGATGGTTGTCACCACCAACCCCGAGGGCTGGGCCTATCGCCGGCACCTGCAGAAAAACCCGCACTGCATCACGCCCGAGGAGCTGCGCCGCCGCCTGGCGGTGATCGAGGTGATGGTCGAGCAGCTGGCCGTCGAAACGCTGTGGGTGCCGGGGCTGAATGTCCCCTGCCAGTCGATCCGCAGCGCCCTCATTCACCTGCAGGCTGCCGCTGACCAGTCGCATCGTGTGGGGCCCACGATTGTGCCGGTGCTGCCCCGGCTCCCTGAGAACACCAGCAACACTGAGGAGCAGCCATGAGCACACCCGGAAAAGCCGTCGCCCGCCTTATGCACTGGAACGGCAAAGGGGGCCGGCTCGGTGTTGTCACCCCCATAGCTCGCACATACACGGAGATGCCGCAGGGAGAGGCGCCGTACTGGGACGAAGGGGAGCCTTTGTACATGCCAGCACAGGCCATATCTGCGGCGATCCCGCCACCGCCAGGCCCCAGCATCGAGGCACAGCCATGAGTGAAGCACTCGCACTGATCGACGCTGAACTGTTCCTCTACCGGGCGGCAGCTGCTGCCCAGTACGAGGAGGAGTGGGCCCCCGACGAATGGACCTACGTGTGCCGCCACGGCGAGGCGCGTGCCACCTTCCAGGACCATCTCGCCATGGTCCGCGACGAGCTCCCCGACCACCAGATTTGTCTCTGTTTCGGCGATCGGGTCAGCTTCCGCTATTCCCTGTGGCCCTCCTACAAGGCGAACCGGAAGACCAACCGCAAGCCGGCCGGCTATGGGGCGCTGGTGGAGTGGGCCAAGGATGCAGCGAGTGGGCGCGGCTGGCAGGTTGAGACCTTCCCCGAGGTGGAGGGCGATGACGTTCTGGGCCTGCTCTACGGGCCAGGCGATGTGATCGTGTCCGATGACAAGGACATGCTTACCCTGCCCGGCCGCCACCTACGGGCAGGCCTGCTGGTGGACGTGTCACCCGTGGAGGCAGATCAAGCCTTCTTCACCCAGGTGCTCACCGGCGACAGCAGCGACAACTACCCCGGCTGCCAAGGCGTGGGCCCTGTCGGCGCCGCCAAGCTGCTGAAAGGAGTCACCGACCCTGCAGAGATGTGGGCCAGGGTGCTGGCCGCCTTCCACAAGGCTGGTCATTCCACCCAGTTCGCTATCACTCAGGCCCGCTGCGCCCGCATCCTCAGGGCTGGCGAATACGCAGGGAACGGGCCAATTCTCTGGACGCCACCAGGCGGGGAGACCTAGCACTTCCACCCCCGCCTATCCTGCGGTTGTTCTGCACAGCTGCAGTGGAAGAAGATCCGATCATCACTCAGCGGCTAGTTGAATGGCTGGAGGGGATCTTCCCCGACCGTGTGCCCGATGCCACCGCCACCGACCAGCAGGTTCGAGTGGCGATGGGTCGGGCTGAGGTCGTGCGGTTCATCCGCCAGAAGCACGAACAGCAGCAGGAAGAAGGCAAGACATTCGAGGAGCTCTGATGTGCACCGGCGGCGGTGGAGGCGGTGGCGTTATCACCACACCCGACACCAGGGCTTACGACCGACTGGCTGACGCCCAGATCCGCGCCATGGAATCGGCGCGAGACGGTGCGCTGTCGCTCAAGCAGCAGGAGCTGCAGGCCACGCTCGCCACCCAGCAGCAGACCCTGGAGAAGCTGAACACCGCCAGGACTGCCCGGGCCAACGAGACCGCCGCCAACGCTGCCCGCATGGCGGCGCTGATCGGCCCACCCTTGCCTGAGAAATCAGCCAAGCCGCCGGTGATCGGCAGCGATCGGGCATCGGCGCCGAAGGCCCGCAGCCGCAGCACGCTGCGGATTGACCGGCAGACCGCCACCAGCACCGGCCAGGGCTCTGGCCTCAACATCTCCTAACCATGTGCACCGCACCCCCACGCCCCCCGAAGATCGTCACGAAGGGGCCAAGCAAGTCAGAGGTCCGAGCCCAGGAGCGGCAGCTGGCCAGCTACCAGGAGCAGATCCGGGTGCAGCAGGAGAGTGCGGCCGCACAGCTGCAGGCCCAGATCGAGGCGGCGGCTGCCGAGACCAGGCGGCGCGAGGAGGAGATGGCTGCCCTCCAGCAGCAGCAGCAGCAGCAGCAACAGGCGATGGCGCAGCAGCAGACCGCCCAGCAGGCGGCGGCCTTCACGGTCACGACCGCCGCGGCGCCGGCCGACATGACCGGCACCGAGACCACCGTGGCGACGACACCGAAGCGCAAGCGGACCGACTCGCTCAAGGTGGGGGCGCCAGCGGTTGCCACCGATGCAGGCACCGGCCTGAACGTCGGAGTGTGAGATGACAGCCGAGCACATCTACAACCAGCTCAGCAGCATCCGCGAGCAGTACATCACCCGGGCGAGGGAGTCGGCGAGCTACACCATCCCCTACGTGGTGCCGCTGGCCGACTACGTGAACGGCCCGACGAACGAGGCCTACGACCAACCGTGGTCTGGCATCGGCGCCAGGGGAGTCAACAACCTGTCAAGCCGGCTGATGCTGGCGGTTCTGCCCGCGACCGAAGCGTTCTACCGGTTCACCATCGACGAGGCAGAGCGGGCAGCGCAGCGCAGGATCGTGGAGCAGCAGCTGACGGACGAGGGGCTCAGCCCTGAGGAGGTGGCAGCGGAGGTGGCGCGGCAGGAGACCGAGTACGACCTGGCCCTGTCGAACCTGGAGCAGGCGGTGCTGCGCGAGATCGAGGCGACGAACGACCGGGTGGCGGTGTTCCAGTCGCTGATCCAGCTGCTGATCGTCGGCAACGTGATCATGCACCTGGGCGAGGAGGGCCTGCGCTACCACCCCCTCCAGCGGTACGTGCTGCGCCGGCACCCGCATGGCCCGCCGGCCGAGGCAGTGATCTGCGAGATGGTCAGCGAGGCATCGCTACCGGAGGAGGCCCGGGCCCTGCTGACGCGGGAGATCAGCCCCGGCGACGAGGCCGCGCCCAGCCTGGACAACCGGCACAAGGTCTTCACCCACGTGAAGTGGGGCGAGGACCGGGTGGAGTGGCACCAGGAGATCAACGGCAAGGAGATCGAGGGCACCAGCGACAGTGCCCGGCGGGATGAATCGCCGTGGATCCCGCTCCGCATGTATGCGATCGACGGGCAGGACTACTCCCCCGGCTACGTGGAGAGCAAGTGTCTGGCGGATCTGCACACTGCCAACGCCCTGACCCAGGCCCTGATGGAGGGGGCGCTGGTGGCGGCTCGCACCGTGTTCGGGCGGAAGCCCGGGGCGCTGGTGCGCAACAAGCAGTTTGCGGAGGCGAAAAACGGCGACGTGCTGACCATGAACGAGGGAGATGTGTTCCCCGTTCAGGCCAACAAGCAGAACGATCTGGCCACCGCCCAGCAGGCCCTGGCTCAGGTGACGGCCTCGCTGTCCGCCAGCTTCATGCTGAGCTCCGTCCGCGATTCAGAGCGCACCACCGCGGAGGAGGTGCGGCTACAGGCGCTGGAGATCGAGAACAGCCTGGGCGCCGTCTACGCCATCCTCACCAGCGAGATGCAGGCGCCGTTCATCAGCTGCAAGCTGGCCCAGCTCACGAAGAAGAAGCGCATCCCCTCGATGCCGGAAGGACTGGTCAGGCCGGTGGTGAGCGTGGGCCTGGCGGCTGTCGGCCGCAACAACGATCTGGAGAAGGTGGCTCGCTTCATGCAGCTGGGCCAGCAGTTCGGTGGGCCTGAGTTCATGGCCCGGGTGAATCAGGAGGTGCTCTACAAGGAGCTGGCCTCGAAGATCGGCATGACGGCCGCCGGCCTCATCAAGAGCGAGGGCCAGGTGCAGCAGGAGATGGCCGCAGCACAGCAGGCAGCGCAGCAGGCCGAGATGGCCAAGCAGGCCATGACCGCACCGGCGGCAGATCCGCAGCGCCTGGCCAGCGCCGCTCAGACCCTGCAGGAGATGGGCGGCCAGCCGCCGCCTGATGCGACCACCCAACCAATGGAGACCCCAGCGTGAGCGCCAACACCGTAGACATCAGCCAGATGGTGGGCCCCGGGCAGGAGGAAGTCCTGGCCGAGTTCCTCGCTGGCGACACCACCCCCGGCGGTGCACCTGCCCCCGCCACCGAGGGCGACGCCCTCGACCAGTTCCTCGCCGCCCAGGAGCAGAACGAGCAGAGCCAGCAGCCGCCAGAGGATGACGGACTGCCCGAGAAATACCGGGGCAAGTCGCCGGCCGAGGTCTACCGGCTCACCCTGCAGGAGGCCGAGTACCGGGCGAAGCAGGGCCAGCAGCCACCCGAGCCGGCCCCCGAGACCTACACCCCCGAGCTGGGGAAACAGCTCTATGGCGAGACGGTGGCCGGCGCCATCGCCGCTGCCGAGATCAACCCGCTGGAGATGGCGGCCAAGCTCAAGGCCGGCGAGGACGTGAGCGACTACACCAAGGCGCTGGTGGAGAAGGGCGGCATCCCCGAGGCGGTGCTGACTGCCTACCTCGCTGGCCTGGCCCCGGCCCCGGCCACGCAGCAGAGCGGCGGCCTGAGCGAGGCGGACCAGGCCGAGATCAAGGCGGTGGTGGGCGGCGATGCCGAGTTCGCCCAGCTGGCCCAGTGGATGCAGGGCAACCTCAGCGCCGAGGAGCTCGCCGACTACAACGCTGTGGTCGATGCCGGCGACAAGCGGGCCATCCGCCTGACGCTGCGCTCCCTGAGCGCCAGGGCCAAGGGCGCCACTGCTCCCCCGCCCACGCCGAGGCTGATCGGTGGCACCGACCCCGGCCCCGCTGGCCTGGACTTCCCCACCAGAGGCGACTGGGAGAAGGCCAGATTCAGCCGTCGGTATGAGGGAGACGCCAAATACAGGGCGCAAGTTGACGCTGGACTCGTCAGATCGAGCTGGGCCTGATAGCTTCGGGGCATGAGTTGTGCTGCACACCTGTAGAGATCGAGCCCGCTGAGGCGGATAACTCGCTGATCGAACGGCTGAGACAGGCGCTCGCAAACCTTAGCCCCCGTGGCAGACGCCTTTCTTTCCCGTCAGGGTCAGATCGCCGGAACTGGTGATCCGACCGCTCTTTTTCTCAAGCTCGGTTTCAACGAAGTCATCGCCGCCTTTGAGCGGGATTGCATCTTCAAGAACTGGGTCCGTACACGCAACATCACCAAAGGGAAGTCCGCAGCCTTCCCTGTCACCGGCCGGCGCACGGCTCGCTACCACGTCCCTGGCACCCCGATCCTGGGGGAGACCAACGCCCCCAGCGCGAACAACGAGGAGGTTGTCAACCTTGACGCCCTCATCATCGCCGATGAGGTCGTCTACGACCTTGACGAAGCGATGTCGTACTACGAGGTTCGCCAGGACATCACCAGGGAGCTGGGCTCTGCCCTAGCCCGCGACTGGGACGCCCGGGCTGCCCGGGTGATCCATGCCTGCGCCAAAAGGGTCACGCCCCAGCTGGCCAAAGCGATCAACGCTGACCGGATCGGCCAAACTCAAGTGCTCACGGCCGGCTATGCCGCTGCCAACAAGCAGGCGAAGGGCGACGAGCTGGTTTCGGCGATCGGCAACCTGAAGGTGGCGATGAAGAAGAAGGATGTCCCCACGGACAACCTTGTTCTTGTGGTTCCCCCCGATGAATACGACTTCCTGAACGAGTCGTCCAAGGCGACCAACCGCGATTTCACCAGCGGAAACAATGGTGGTCTCGATGACGGTCGCGTTCTTCGGGTCAAAGGGATCCCGGTCTACGAGTCGAACCACGTCACGCAACCCGCGTACACCAACGTGGCCAACTCGGACCGGAACATCGACTACCAGCAGAACCTGACTCGCTGCCGGGGCCTGCTGTTCCACCGCGATGCGATCGGCGTGCTCACGCTGAAAGCGCCGCAGATGGAGATGACCGCTCCCAATGGCGACTTCTTCAAGATGTATCAGGCGACCCTGATGCTGGCGAAGATGGCCATTGGCATGAAGTCGCTCCGTCCTGAGTGCGCTGCTGTCATCGAAGTGCCCTAAGCTCCACCTGGAACGAGTGGAGGCCTGAGGCTCCCGGCTCACGCTGGGGGCCTTTTTTGTGCCCGCCGATAGGATTGGCCTGCACCCCTGCAGGCGTCCAATGGGCCTGGCCAATGAAGCGGTCACACCCGGCAGGACCAGCCTGCTGGAGGCGGTGAACATCTGCCTGTCCAACATCGGCGAGGCGCCGATGGCCACGCTGGAGGACACCCAGAACCTGGAGGCCGCCACAGCCGAGCGCACCATCCTGGAGTTCCACAAGGAGGGGCAGAGCAGGGGCTGGAGCTGGAACAACGAAACCGCCTATCGCTTCGAGCGCGACTCGGGCACGCTGGAGATCGTGCTGCCCTCGAACGTGGTGCGGTTCGTGCCCGACCGCTACCAATGGGCCGGCCGCTTCCAGCTGCGCGGGCAACGGGTCTACGACCTGCACGCCCGTAGCTTCCGCATCGAGGACGTGGAGTTCATCGAGGCGGACATCACCAGCCTGCTGCCGTGGAACGAGTGCCCTGAGGCCTTCAACCGCTGGACGCTGATCCGAGCGGCGCGGGTGTTCTCTGGCCGGGTGCTCACCAGTGACTCCGTGTTCCAGTACACCCTGCAGGACGAGCAGGCGGCACTGGTGGAGCTGGAGCGGATCGAGAGCGATCAGGCCCAGGCCAACGTGCTGACCGACGGCTACGGCTCCCGGCCGTTCGGCACCTTCAACCCCGCCACCGGCCTGATGGGGCGCCGGTCCACCAGCGTGCTTCCCCGTGGCTGATCTCCGCTCTTACCTGATCCCCAACCTTGTCCAAGGGGTAAGCCAGCAGCCAGACGGACAGAAGGATCCGAGCCAGGCAGAGATCCAGATCAACGCCGTCAGCTCAATCACCGATGGCGTGCGGAAGCGAGCCGGCACCAGGGCCCTGGCCCGGGTCAGCACGACCCCGTTCGGCGATGCCTTCACCCACTCGATCCTGCGCGACGACACCGAGAAGTACATCGCCGTCATCACCAACAGCACCATCAAGGTGTTCGATCTGGAGGGCGCCGAGATCCCGGTGAACGCCCCAGGCGGCTACGGCTATCTGGCCAGCGTGGTGGAGGCGAAGGCGGACATCAGGGCGGCCACGATTGCCGATTTCACCTTCATCAGCAACACCCGGACCTCCACCGCGATGCTCAGCACGCTGGCGCCGGCGGTGCCACGACCCACGACCCACGAAGCACTGGTCTGGATCAGGGCGGCCAACTACGGGCAGACCTACCGGGTGCGGGTGAACGCCCTCACGGCCACGGTCCAGACGGCAGTGGCGCCGGTCATCATCACCGGCGGCGTCACCACCGAGTACCGGATCAGCAGCGCCGACATCGCCCAGTCCGTGGCCACGGCGGTGGCGGCGGCCGGCATCACCATCACCCGGCAGGGATCGGTGCTGCACATCACCAGCAACTCGCCCATCACGGTGGATGCCACCGATGCCCGGGCGAACGCCGACGTGGTGGCGATCACCAACAACGTGCAGACCTTCAGCGATCTGCCCACCATCGCCCCGCAGGGGTATCAGGTGGAGGTGGTCGGCGACCCAAACAACCAGTTCGACGGCTACTACGTGGAGTTCGTGCCAGCCGTGGGGCAGGGCACCTTCGGCGAGGGCACCTGGCAGGAGTGCGCCGCGCCTGGCGTGCAGTTCAGGATCAACCCGGCGACGATGCCCCACGCCCTGATCCGCCGGCCGGATGGTCAGTTCCACTTCGGCCCGCTGAATGGTGCGACCGCCGCAGCGGTTGGCGTCGATGTGCCGCTGTGGGGCGAGCGGGTGGCGGGCGATCTCGACACCGCCCCAGACCCTGGCTTCATCGGCGTGCCCATCAATGACCTGTTCATCCACAAGAACAGGCTGGGGATCCTGGCCGACGAGCGGGTGATCCTGAGCCGATCGGCCGACCTGTTCGCGTTCTTCCCCGAGACCGTCACAGCGGTGCTGGACACCGACCCGATCGAGATCACCGCCAGCAGCAACAGGGTGAGCGTGCTGCGCTACGCCATCTCCTACCAGGACGAGCTGATCCTGTTCAGCGACCAGCTGCAGTTCCGGTTCAGCAGCGGCAGCGACGTGGGCCTCACGCCGCAGAGCGCCCAGCTGTCGGTGCTGACCCAGTACGAAATGGACCGCCGGGCCAAGCCCCTGCAGGTGGGGCCGGCCATCGTGTTCGGCCAGAAAAACGGCGAATGGATGCAGTTCCGTGAGTTCTCTATTCGCGGCGCCGGCACTGCGCTGATCGCTGATGCTCAGAGCCTGACGGAGTATGTCTCCACTTATGTCCCCGGCGGCGTCTTCCGCCTGGCATCTAACGACACCGGCAACACTTGGTTTGCCATCAGCGATAAAACAGGCTTCGCCGATCGTGTCTACGTCTACAAATACTTCTTCCGCAACAGTGGCAGCGGCACGGAGAAGGCGCAGTCCAGCTGGTCGTATTGGCAGCTGAACGGCGCCACAAAGGTGCTGCAGATTCTGGTGCAGGAGGAGGTGCTGTTCCTGCTGGTGGAGTATCCAGACGGCTCGGTGTGGCTGGAGAGCATGAACGTGGGCGACAAGCAGGAGGATGAGGCCTCCCCCACGCCGGTCCTGCTCGATCGCCGGGTGGGCACCACCACCGCCACGCCTGCCCCCCTGCGGATGGCGCGAGGTGTCTTCAACCCGCTACTGCAGCAGACCACCTGGACGCTGCCCTACACCGTGGCGGCCCTGAGCGAGGTCTGGACGACATGGGGCGGGGCCTGGCCGGGCGGCGTGAAGCTCGGCAGCAGCAACACCAACACGGTGGTCGGCCTGGGCGACTGGTCTGGCGTGGACGTGTGGGCCGGCGAGCGGTTCGAGTTCCGCTACCGCTTCAGCCGGTTCAAGTACATGAGGGACGTGGGCGGCGGCCGGGTGGCCGCCAACGTGCTGCGGACGCAGGTGCGCCGGGCGAAGCTCCGTTACCACGGCACCGGCTGGTTCCGCGCTGTCGTGGCCCCCACCTACCGGCCCGAGGCGGTCTACAGGTTCGACGGTGTGGCGGACGGCCAGGGCCTGAAAGATGGCGTGTTCACCATCCCGATCATGGGCAAGGGCGAGGAGACGGTGGTGGAGATCCTGAACGACACCCCCCACCCCTGCCAGTTCCTGACGCTGGAGTGGGAGGGCCTGATCACGGGCAAGAGCCGATGAGGTGGGCCCACCCAACCCCCGGCCGGCTGGAGCGGCTGGCGGCGAACCTCAGGGAGCAGGACCGGATCGAGGTGATGGCCAGCGATGGGCTCACCCCCGCCGAGGCCGTCTACAGCAGCTGGCGGGGCTCACACATCTGCCGCTGCATCCTTGGCGATGACGGCCAGGAGGTGGGGATCTGCGGCGTCAATGGCGAGGTCATCTGGCTGCTGGGAACTGCAGAGCTGACGAGCACTCGAAGCCACCGGCTGCAGTTGGCCCGACGTGGGCGTGAATGGGTGGACGAGTTGATGGAAACCCACAAGCGTCTGCACAATCTGGTCTTTGCAGCGAACGTAGAATCGGTGCGCTGGTTGCAATCGCTGGGCTTCACCGTGTACCCGCCCGTCCCCCACGGCCCCAGCGCACAGCTGTTCAGCTACTTCGAGAGGGTGGCGCCGTGATTGTGATTTCGCCCCTTGTTGGGGGCCTCGCTGTCGGCGGGCTGAACGCAATCCTGGGCGGCTTCGGCGCGAGTGCGAACGCTGCTGCAGCTCAGCAGGACTACCTGGACCAGCGGGCATTTCAGGGCGCCAATGCCAGGTTCGCCAAGTGGCAGGCCGGGTTCAACAAGCGGCTCACCGATGCCAACCAGCAGCAGAACTACTGGCAGGAGACGGTCAACTACAACCAGAACCTGGCCTACACCAAGAGCCTGCGGAATTACGAGCTGATCCGCTCAATCAACCAGGCCAAGGTGGTGGAGGACACCCGCACGGCGGCGGGCGCCAACTTCATCCGTGGCAGCGAGGCGATCACTCAGGCGATGGCCGAGCGGTCGATGCAGGACGCTGTGGCCTTGCAGCAGTACACCGTTGCAGCGGTGAAAGCGAGGGCATCGGTGCGTGCGCGGGGGCAGGAGGGCGCCACCATCGACCGGCTGGTGAATGACTTTGCCCGCCAGGTGGGCGACTACGAGACCATCACCCAGATCAACCGCCGCTTCCAGGAGCGGCAGTTCACCCGCGAGCAGGCCGGCATGGTGGCCCAGTTCCTGAGCCAGTACAACAGCCAGCCGTTCTACGAGGCGCAGCCGTACATGGACCCCATCGCACCGTTCGCGCCGCTGCCCAGCCTGCTGGAGGCCCCAGCCCCGACCTTCACCGGCGCCGCTCCATCTGGTGCCGCCGCCGGGCTGAACGTGGCCACCGGGCTGCTGGGCGCTGCTCAGACCGGCCTGAATGTCTACAGCGGCCTCAACAGCTGGGCCAATTCCGGCAGGAGGGACTGATGGCTGAGCTCCCCAACAACCAGATCCAGCCGGTTGCTCGCCCGGTTGACAGCTTCATCCAGCCCGAGCGGATCCAGACCGCAGCGCCGGCCCCCGTGGTGCTGATGCCCAACCCGGGCGGCATCCGCACGATCGGGCAGGGGAGTGGCGGGAGCGTTGATGGGGCCAACCAGTTCCAGCAGCTGGCCCAGGCGCTCGCCCCGTTCAACCAGCGGCTCTCTGAGTTCGCTGGCGCCGGCCTGCAGCTCTACGCCAGCAGCGAGTACCAGAAGGGCCAGCAGGAGGCGGCGCTGGCCCAGGCCAGGGCAGAGCAGCAGATCAGGGCATCGGGCGAGCAGTTCGCCGCCGAGACCCGCCGGCTGGAGAACGCCGACCCGGAAGCGGCCCGGATGCTCGATCGGGTGAACCCCTACCGGGAAGCCGGCCGGGTGAACCAGCTCAGCCGGATGGCGGGCGCCGAGATTGAAACGGCGCTGATGAACGAGTACCGCAACACCCCGGACGTGGTGCTGTGGAAGGACGGCGACCCGCGGCTGACGGAGCTGCGAGCCACGGCGGTGAATCGCGTTCTCGATAAGTACCGGCTGAACCCCAACACGCCGGGCTTCCTCGATTACGTGCTGCCCCAGATCGGGCAGGGCATGGACAAGGTGGTGAGCCGCCAGCAGCAGGACCGCAGCCAGTACCTCAAGGCCACGCTGGGGCCTGCAGCGGCTGCAGAGGCCGTCAATGAGTTTGCAGCGGCCAGGGAGGCTGGCCGGGTTGAGTGGGTGGAGTTCGACCTGGCGACTGGGACGCAGACCCGGCGCAGCGCCGAGCTGGCCACCGACCCGGAGGGCTTCCGCGAGGGCATGCGCGTGCGCTTCACGGTGATTGCCGACCGGATTGCGCGGGAGTCGGGCCTGCAGGGGGAGTCCACCCAGATCATCGGCGAGATGTTCCAGCGGCTCGCTGGCCTGGCAGCTGCGAACGGTGGCGACCCGCTGCTGCTGCAGATCGCCGCCAGGACGGGCGTGGGGCCGATCCTCAGCGACCGCACCCGAATGATGGCCGGCGAGCTCTATGGCCTGGAGATGCTGGAGTCCGCCGACAAGTTCGGCGCCATGGCGGCCCGCCAGCAGGAGCGCAAGCTGGAGCAGGGCCTGGCCGCCTTCGAGGAGGAGCTGCTGCAGATCACGGCCGCCACGCCTGAGGACGGGCCAGAGCGCGGGCAGGCGATCGCTGCAGCCATCAGCAAGGCGCAGGAGCAGGGCCTGCCGATCGGGAAGCTGAACGAGCGGGCCGAGGCGGCGCTGGCTGTGACCGACAAGCTCTACGCCCGGGGCTTCAGCTCCGAGCCGGCCGCCGAGTTCCTCGACCGGGTGCAGGGCATGCCGATCGGCCAGTGGAACCCGCAGGAGTTCGATCGCGCTGTGATCGCCGCACTCAAGAGCGTGGCGCCAGAGGACCGCGACAAGCTCCGCGCCAGGGCCAACGCGATCAGGGCTGAGAAGGAGGGCAAGCGGGGCAAGCTCGATCCCCTCGCCCAGCCGGTCATCACCGGCGCCGTCAAGGACACGCTGGCCCGCTTTTACCCCAAGGGCGTGACAGCGGCGGCCCTGCGCGGTGCCGACGTGACGGGCCTGCTGTCGTGGGGCGACGCCAATGTGGCGGCAGCGTCTGGCCGGCTGCTACCTGCCTTCCAGGCCGTGGCGTCCGATGCGCTCGATGCTGCTGCTGTGAAGAAAGGCGGCGCCCTGACCCCGGCCGAAACCACCACGGTGGTGCGGCAGGCCCTGCAGAAGGCCATGCAGGACGAAGGCTTCATGCGGTCGCTGCTCCCTGGCAGCAGCACCGGCGAGCCTTCCGTGGGCGGGGCCCCGGCTCAGCCGCCAGCGCCTGGCACGACCCGCCGGCTGCCGCCGCCCCCCGGCAAGAAGGAGAGCGCCCTGCCCACTGTCACCAGGGCCAACCTGGACAACATCAACACCGATCGACTGAGGCGGCCTGAGCCGGTGCTGGGCTTCAACGATGCCGCCGAGGAAGCGGCCAGGATCGCCAACGGTGGGCGGCCGTCTGCCTCAGTGATCCGAGCAGCGAGGCGGGCAGGCATGAGCCCCGGCCAGTTCATCCTGCGCCAGCTCGATGCCTACCCGCAGGCGCCAACCCCTCCCGATCTGCGGAAGCGGTTGCTGATGAGCTCCGCAGGGCCCCAGGCCGTGGCCAACAACCTGAGCGGCTGGGCGGCGGCCTCCGCGCCGGTGCAGGCGGCCGGCAACTGGTTCCTGAACGCACTGATGCCACCAGCGACCGCCGCCACCATCGCCCCAGGGATGCGTTTCTACGGAGGTGGGCGAGACGCCGAAGGCCCTTTTACGGGTGACGGCTACAGCCCCCTGCAGGGTGTGCAGATCACCAGCGCCGTGGATGCCAGCGGCGAACCGGGCTTCGACATGGTGATCGAGGGCGGCCGGCGTGGCGCACGCCTGGCCTGGCCCACCAGCTTCGAGGTGCTGCGCGTGGTGCGTGGCAGCCGGGCAGAGTTCCGCCGCGACAAGGGCGACCCCAGGCGGGGCTACGGGAATCTGGTGGAGATCCGCTTCACCGACCCGACCACCGGCCGGAAGGTGGACGTGCTCAGCGCCCACCATGACGAGATCAACCCGGCGCTGCAGCCGGGCCGGCGCTTTGGCCCCGGCACCTGGCTGGGCACTCAGGGGCGCACTGGCAGCACCACCGGCGCCCATGTGTCGCTGGACTTCTTCGACCCCGGCGCCAAGACCGCCAGCGGCGCCACCTTGCAGATCCGCAACAGGTTCCGCGATGGCTTCGCCCGTGGTGATCGCTTCGGGGCGCCACAGGCCCAGCAGCGGGGCACCGGCTTCATGTCCCGGGATCGGCGTGGGCAGGCGGTGATTGCAAGCGCCAGGCGGATGGGCGTGAACCCCCTCGACCTGGCGGCCATCTTCAGCTTCGAGACCGGCGGCACGCTCAACCCCAACGAGCCAGGGCGCGGCGCTGCTGCTGGTCGGGTGGGGCTGATCCAGGCGGGGCCGAACGAGATGCGGGCCTACGGCATCCGGCCGGGCCAGACCTTCGAGCAACAGATGAAGGGGGTGGAGAGGTACTTCATTTCGCGTGGCGTCCGCCCTGGCATGGGGCTGGAGGATCTCTACGCGATCGTCAACGGCGGGAATCCACGGGCAGGTTTCACGCCTGACGGAAACGGTGTGGTGGCCCGCTCGCCAGAAACCCTGCAACGGCTCAGAATCCATAGAGAACAGGCGCGTCGGCGTCTTGGCCTGATGCCGTCCCGAGGTGGTTCCTGATGCCCCAAGAATGGAAACAAGTCAACGGCCGCTGGCAGTTGACCGGGGGGCAGTCTTCCGACGACCTGATCCCTTACATCCCTGCAGGCCAGCCGCAGCAGGCGGCGGCCAAGCCCAAGCCGAAACCCAAGCCGAAGCCACGCCCGAAGCCGCAGGGCTTCATGCAGCAGCTGTGGAACCAGACCGGCGGGAAGCTGGTCAACGATGCCACCTACGAGCTGCGCCAGCTCCGCACCGATCCGCTGCGATCGGCGCAGCGCCTGGCCGGCAATGCCGTCCCCCTGCTGGTGCGTGCCGCCACCGGCCAGGCCTGGGCCAACCCGAACCTGCTCGCCCCCCTGGGCGCGGGCGCGGGCGACAACGTGCTGCGGATGAGCTACTCGCTGTTCCAGCGGCACGTCCAGAAGCGTGACAAGGCCGACCCATCGGCAGGGCCCATCGGCCAGTTCCTCGACGCGAACGTGGACAGGACGTACCGGCTGCTGGGGGCGAAGCCGCCGTCAGAGATGAGCCAGCCAGAGCGTGACTTCGACTCCGCTGTGCGCTCGGTGGGCCTGAACATCGCCCTGGGCTTCATCCCCGGCGCGGGCCTGGGCGCTGCTGGCGCTCGCACGGCGGCCGGTGCCGTCACCCGCGGCGCGGGGGCCGTGGGGCTGAACGAGTTTCTGAGCACCTTCCTCGACGACAACACCGGCGGGAACATCGTCAACCTCGTCAACGACCTGGGCGGCCTCAAGCTGCCCGGCGGCGTGAATGTGGGCCATGACGACATGGTGACGGCGGCCACGAAGTCGCTGGTGCCCAACGCCGTCCCCGGCGTCCTGCTGGGATCCGTGGCTGGCTTCGCCAATCTGGTGCGCCGCCAGCGGGCAGGCCGGCTGGTGGAGGAGGTGCGGACCTCCCGCAACCGGCTGGAGCGTGCCGGCGTGCAGGAGCCAGCCGAGGACGGCACCGCCAGGTTCACCCCAGAGGCGACCGACCCCGGCAATGCGGCGACGTTTGCCGAGGCGAACGCGATGCGCGAGCAGCAGCTGGGCGGCCAGCCGGCCCCGGCCCCCTCGCCGGCTGCGGTGGGCCCCGAGGAGCAGATCGCCCGCAACAACGAGGAGATCGAGCGGCTCAGGGCTGAGCTGGGCGAGGAGGAGGTGCCGCCCCCGAACCCCGATGCCCCCGAGGCGGACGGGCTGCTGCGGATGACCGACGAGCTGGACGACCAGGAGCTGCAGGCGGTGGCTGCCACGCCTGGCCCCGTGGTGGACACCGTGAACCAGACGCTGCAGGCCCGGCCTGGCTTCGAGCCCAACCCGGCGATCCGGCCTGATCTGGTGGCGGCGCCCACCGACCGGCTCAGCCAGCTGTATCTGGACGGTTCCGGGGCGATGGAGCCGTGGGAGAAGCAGATCGAGGCCATCCCCGTGGATCAGCTGCGCTCGCTGGTGTTCCCCGGCAACAACCCGCAGATGGCGGCGCGGATCCTGGCCCGCACCGGCAAGCAGTTCAACGAGCTCACCCGCGACGACATTCTGGGGCTGGTGCGCGAGATGGGCCTGGACGGGCAGACCGTCCTGCCCAACCGGATGCAGTCGGGCCAGTCGGTCGTTCGCACGGAGGACATTGACGCAGAGCCCGCCGCCTTCCAGTTCAAGGAGGGTGTGAACGCCCAAGGCGAACAGGCGGGCAACTCGCTGGGTGGCGTGAACCTCTGGGATCCCACCGCCGAGGGGATCATTCAGGTGTGGCGGGCCCCAGACGGCCGGCTCAAGGTGGTGAACGGCCACAACCGGCTGGCCCTGGCCAAGCGGCTGGGCATCCCCAGCCTCCGGGTGGAGGAGCTGGTGGCCACCACCCCGCAGGCGGCCCGGTCGCAGGGCGCGGTGGCGAACATCAGCGCCGGCAACGGCACCCCCTTCGACGCCGCGAAGTTCCTCAGGGAGACCGGCATCACGGACGAGGCGCAGCTGCGAGCCGCTGGCATCCCGATGGATTCCGGCTGGGGGCAGCAGGGCCTGGCCCTGTCGAAGCTGCCGGATGACCTGTTCCAGCAAGCGATCAACGAGCAGCTGCCGCTGCGGCGTGCCGTGCTGATCGGACAGAGCGGCCTTGATCCCGAGTCGATGCGCTCGGCCTGGCGGATGGCCCTGGACAAGCCGGGGATGACCGAGGGCGTGCTGCGCGAGGTGATGGCCTACAACCGGGCCAACCCTGCAGGCGCCGCAGCTGCTGCCGCCGACCAGGGCGACCTGCTGGCCGGCACCGCCTGGGACATGAGCGAGAACCCGGCGATGGCCGCCAGGGCTGAGCTGGCCGCTGCTGTGCGGCAGATGCTCTCCAGCGACCGCAAGCTGTTCGGCACCGTGGGACGCCAAGCCGGCCGGCTGGAGGGGGCCGGCAACACGGTCGACCGCACCGGCGCCAAGGCGATCAGCGCCGAGGCCACGCAGGCGCTGGCCATGTTCGACCAGCTCAAGTACGTCACCGGCCCCGTGGCCGATCTGCTGAACCGTGGCGTGGACGAGGTGCTGGCCGGCGGCAAGCCTGGCGCCGTGGCCCAGATCATCAAGGCCGATCTGGCGACCGCCATCGAAAACACGATGACCCGGCAGGCGGATGAGGCCGCCGAGGCCCCCATCGCCGCAGCACCGGCGGAAGCCCCCGGGCAAACGGGCCTGTTCGGCGATGCCGCAGCGCCCGAGATGGCCCCGGCCCGCCCGCTCACCGCTGACGAACGCGAGGCGCTCAAGATCCAGGTGGTGAAACGGGCGGCCGCACAGGGCGAGATCCGGCCCAGCGCCACCCCTGAGCCTGAGCTGCCCGCCCCCGGCCGGGTGGGGCTAGAGGAGGCGATCGCCGACATCGAGGCCCGTGGCGGGATCGAGCCGGGGAGCCCCGGCGCCCAGGCGCTGGCTGATGAGGTTCGGCTGGCCCAGGAGTTCCAGGTGCAGGACGCCGCCATGCGGCAGGACCAGGAGGATGCGCTGCGCGATGCGTTCGGCTACGAGGCCAAGACCTTCGAGGAGAAGAAGGAGCTGGGGATGATCGACGGCTGGGATCCGGCCGATTCGATCGAAGACATGCCGAAGGTGGCCGACATGCTGGACGCTGCCAACGACCTGGCCGCCGGGATCGACAGCAGGGCCGCCACCAGAAACGCTGCCAGGGTGCAGAGGGCCAAAGAGTTGGCCGATGAACTGGCCCCTCGCCCGACCCTCCCCGAACCGCTGCGGATCAGCGACACTTCACCAGAGGCGGCCCCTCCCAGGCCCTTGGCGCGGCGGATCGACAACGAGAACCGCGCCAAGATCCTGGCCAACAACCAGGAGATGGACGATCTCCGACAACAGGCCATGAAGGAGGGCTGCTGAAATGTTCAGTTGCGATGACACCCAGCGCCGGATTCTGGAGCTGCAGGAGGAGAACCGCCGCCTGGCGGCCGAGAGCGAAGCCAACGCACGGCTGCGGCGGGCAGGGGAGGCCTTCGCCAAGGCCGAGGTGGGGGAGCAGATCCTGCTGCCAGGGCCTGGCGGGCGAGTGCGGACGATCGACACCGCCGACGTGAATCGAGGCCTGCAGCAGGTTGCCACCCTGATGGGCAGCGAGGACGTGCAGCGGTTCGTGGACCGGGGCCTGGGCGAGAGTGCCCGCCCGGTCGGCGCCGATGCCGAGTGGCAGAACTTCGACCGGATCCTGAGGGAGACCGACGTTCAGGACGCCCGCGACTATGCCCTGCTGGCCAGGGCGCTGGGCATCCAGTGGGGCGACATGAACCCCCGGGATCATGCGTTCGTCACGGAGGTGTACGACAAGACCCGGATGGCTGAGGTGGTGGCCAGGGCCTACAGCGATCTGGGCGTCACCATGAACGATGTGATGGCCCGCATGGCGAACGATGCCGCAGGCTTCACCGGGCTGGTGGAGCGGATGGCGCGAATCCGGCTGCTGGCCGATCGCTCGAAGAAGGGCTATCTGGATGCGGTCGGGCAGATCGACGCCTTTATGGACAAGCTGCCCGGTGCCGTGGTGCCGGATTCGCTGAAACAGGAGGCCTTCCGGTCCTACAAGCTGGCGCTGCTCTCAGAGCGGCACTACGCCTTTGCCCGCCGCCGCACCGGCCAGACGCTGCGAAGCCTGCAGGACGGACTGGACGAGCTGGGCGCCAATGATCTGCGGCTCGACTTCACGGACACCGACGAGGTGGAGGGCACCCTGGCGCTCACCCCCAAGGACGTGAGCAACAACAGCCATATCGGCAAGGTGATCGAGGCGGTGGACAACGGCGCCGCGGGCCAGCTGGAGCTCAAGGGGCTCATCACCGCCGCGAAGGTCGATGCACTGGACCCCAGAAGCCGGCTCGATACGGACTGGTTCAACACGCAGATGCGAAAGGCCAATGCCTGGGCGAAGGACTCGCAGCTGACGAACCTCAACACCCAGCTGAAGGTCAACATCGCCAGCAACTTGGCCATGGCCGTGTTCGGCCCCCTGCAGGTGATGCTCGAAAACGGGCTGACCAGCTACCGGGTCGGCACCAAGACCACCCGGCTGGGCCTGATCGAGAGCGCCAAGATCCACAGCATGGCGGCCCAGCAGGCGCTGGCGATGACCAGGGCCACGCTCAAGCAGGACATGCTCGACGTGTTCTACGAGGGCAAGGCCAAGTACACCACCAACGTGGACCTCTGGGGCGCCAAGCTCCCCAGCAACGAGCAGGAGATGGCCGAGGCCGACGCCATCCTGTCGATGAAGTACGAGCAGAAGGGCGGCCCGCTCAACCCCATCAACGTGGCGATCTGGGGCAAGAAATTGCAGGTGGCGACCCGGCAGGTGCTGGGCAAGGCGGTCCCCGGCGTGCGGCTGCCCTGGCGCCCGGGCCTGCGCGGCCTGGCGGCGACTGACGAGCCCTTCGCCAAGTACCACTTCCTGTTCCACCTGCGGGCCAACCTCGAAGTGAAGGCGCGGATGGAAGGCGCCCAGCTGGGCCTGCTGGACGAGACCAGCCGCAGCAAGTGGGTAGAGACGCGGATGCAGGAGGCGATCTACCAGACCACCCCCACCGAGGCGAACGTCAAGGCGCTGCGGCGGCAGCTGGGCATCAAGGGGTCGGACATGACCGACGACCAGATCGTGGACATGATCTCCGAGCGGGATCTGATTGGCTCGCCCACCCTCTCCACGCCCGAGTCGCGGGCGGCGATGGAATACAGCCAGTGGGCCAGGTTCCAGAACAAGCCCAAGAGCAGCGAAATCACCTGGGGCGGCGGCATCGTCCAGAAGGTGGACGAGGGCGTGCAGTCGGTCCGCTCCAGCTGGGTGATGGACACCCTGATCCCCTACTGGCGCTCCCCCATCAATGCCCTACTACTCGACCACCGGCTGAGCAGCTTCGCGCTGCTCGACACCGTAAAGGTGCTGACGGCCAAGGATCGGAGCCCGCAGATGGTGGCCAAGGTCAGGAGCAGCTGGATCATATCGTCCGCGCTGCTGAGCCTGTTCGCCGTGCTCGATGCCACCGGCAACATCGACGGGGGCACCGCCAGCGACCCGACCAAGCGAAACCGGGTCTTTGGCATCCCCTACCTGGGCGGCATCCCGATCCTGAACACCCTCTTTCTCTGGAAGGACATCAAGGACGCCGCCGGCGCGGCGCGGGCCAGCAAGTTCGACGGAGACGAAATGATGGCCGGCGTCATGCAGGTGCTCACCAGCCAGATCATGCGCCAGACCGGCATCGGCACCCTGCAGGGCCTGATCCAGGCGCTGACCGATGCGAACAAAGGCGGGTGGGAGAAGTTCCAGCGGACGGTGGCCTTTGTCGGCAGCGGCCAGATCCCGCTGATCGGCCCGGTGCGGCAGGTGCAGCGGATGACCGGCACCGAGGACCGCGACCACTTCACCGATGGCGCCGACACCCCGAACCAGCGGTACATGGCGGACGAGGACGACCCGATCCAGGGCGTGCTCGATGGCCTGCGGAAGCTCGCCTATCAGACCCTGCCGATCATCGCCCAGCCCACTGGGGCCCCCCGGAAGATGACCGACTGGCTGGGCAGCCCAGTGGGCCACATCGCTGGCGTGGACCTGGCCAGGGCCATCCCCTTCTACCCGTGGGGCGCCTGGCCGAACGACAAGGTGTACGACGAGCTGGACGCCCAGGACATGCTCGATCCGCCCCGCCCGCTGCTGCAGAAGGTGCTCCGTGGCGTCGGCATGAGCGACCAGCTGCAGGCTGAGTTCAATGACATCTATGGCACGGTCAAGGGGGAGAGCATCGTGGGCCGGTTCGCCATGGCCGGCAAGAAGGTCAATGTCCGCTTCCCCATGCCGGTGGAGGTGGTGGCCTCGAACGGCGTGCGGATCCGCAAGGACGGGGGCGTCACGATCCCGCTGGATCCGTTCCTTGAGAAGCACGTCAAGGGCAAGACCTTGATCGAGGCGCTGCGATCGCTGTTCAACGACCCGATCTACCAGGCGATGGAGGCCGACCCGCTCCAGTCGGCAGACCTGAGCGTGCAGGATCAGCCACGGGTGAAGCGGCGCCAGCGGCCGGCGCAGCAGATAATCCAGGCCATGAAGGACTACTACCAGCTGCTCACCGAGGACGAGCTGGAGCGGCGCGCCGCCAGCGGCAGGAGCCCCGAGGCGAAGCTGTGGAGCGACACGCTCACCAAGCAGGCGGACGACACCCGCCGCCGGTCGCAAGAGGAGCTCGACCCTGGCCGCCGGCAGAGCTGGCTGAGGCAGCTGATCGACGCTGTGAACTGAGCAGTGGCGCCGGGGGCCAGAATAGGCCTGCACTGATGCAGAGCTGCGGTGAGCCCGACGCCATTCGCCTATCGCGCCTATGCGGGCGACGGGACCAACCGCGATTTCAGCGTGCCCTTCCCCTACATCGTGCAGGCGCACGTTGTGGTCGGACTGGGCTACGACCAGATCACGGGCGAGTTCAGCACCGTGCTGGCGCCGGGTGTTGGCTTCACCTGGCTGAGCAGCAACCTCATCAGAACGACCGTGGCGCCGGCCGTGGGCCAGACGCTCTCGATCCTGCGCGTTACCCCGATCGCCAGCCAACTGGTCGATTGGCAGGAAGGATCGCCGCCGACCCCGTTCGAGCTCGACACCGCCGACCGGCAGGTGCTCTATGTGGTGCAGGAGGAGCTGGACCGCTCCGAAGCGAACACAACCGAGCTGCTCAGGATCGCCACGGAGGCCGAGACCTCCGCAGACTCCGCCCTGGCGGCAGTGGCCGGGGTGCTGGATTACACCCCAGTGGCGAACCTGGCCGCCCTGGCGCTGGTGACGCCGGCCAACCTGCAATTTTTCGAGCTGAGGAACAGTACCGGCGCACAGACAAGCCCGCTGATCCAGAACGTCCCGGGCGGCTTCATCGGCTCCAATGCCCTGGCCATGAGGCTGCAGTATCTGAGTGGTCCGGCTCGATATAACTACCTCTCCTATTCTGCGCTGGACCCAGAGAACCAGTACGCACCCAGGGCGGCAACTACCACCGCTATCAACAACGCGCAGACCACGGCGAATGACGCGAATACTGCCATCGGCGTCACCAACAGCACCGTTTCCAGCCTGTCGGCCGCTGTTGCCAACCAGGATGCGAGTTTCGTCAACCGCATTATCAATGGCGAGATGAATGTCAGCCAGCGGTTCGGGGTTGCCGTCGACACCCCGAGCCTGAGCGGCACCTATGGGCTGGATCGGTGGAGGTTCGACTGCTCGATTGTGAGCCGGGTGAGCCTGCAGCAATCTCAGGCCGCCCCACCGCCTGGCTTCACCCACTTCCAACGGGCCACAGTGGTGACGGGCACAGCGGTGGCGGCCGGTGATTTCTTTTGCCTCGCCCAACCGATTGAGGCCAGTAACTGTGACGATCTGCAGTTCGGGCTGGCCACGGCTCAGTCGGTGAACCTTCGGATGCAGGTTCGTTCCTCCATCGTTGGCACGTTCGGCGGCTCGATTCGCAACAGGGCGACGGACAGATCCTATCCGTTCAGCTATTCCATCCCTACGGCCAACGCCTGGACCCAGATCACGGTCCCGGTCCCCGGCGACACCACCGGAACCTGGGCAGGCATCGACGTGATCCTGTGCCTTGATGCCGGCGCCAACTTCCTGGCGACTGGCAGCATCTGGACAGGCTCTAACCGACTGGCGGCCACAGGTATCACCAACTGGATGGCGACGACAGGGCGAACCTTCGACTTCACCGGCGTGCAGCTGACCAGGGGCGCGACCGTTAAAGGCTTCCAGAAACGCTCGCTGGGTGACGAGACTGCGCTATGTGAGCGTTACTTTGAGAGCGGGATTGCAAGAAAGGCCGCATTTGCTTCGGCAGGCGCAAACGCGTTCTACTATGTACCGTTCCGCACAAAGAAGCGGGCTACACCTGTAATGAGTTGGCTCACAATCACCGCCGCAAACACATCATCTGCAGACGCCAGGGATCCCTCTCCTGACGGGTTCCTCTCATTCGCCACCGTCGGCTCAGCGGCGATGTACGAGTGGAGTCACTCCTGGGGCGCCAACGCCGAGATTTGATAGCGGTTTCCTCTGCACCCCTGTAGGCTTCCTTAAGATTCCTGCCCGCTGTGCCCCCTGACATCGTTGGTGTTGTTGTCGGGGGCATCCTGGGCCTGGTCCTCAGTGCCGCACGCGACACGTTCGTGAGCGGCCGGGTGCAGGCCAACGGCTTCCAGCGGGCCGTGACGGAGCTCAGCAGCACGGTCAAGCACCTGGACAAGACCGTGACCCGGATCGAGAAGGTCAACGAGGTGCATCTGCACCGGATCGAGGACCACGAAACCCGGCTGGTGGTGCTGGAGACCATCAGCGGGGAGCAGCTGCCGCCGAGACCGAGCCTACCCAAGGTGCGCCATGACCCCTCCTGACAACATCGAGGCCTGGATCGGCTTCACTTTTTTCTTCCTGTCCGAGCTGATTGCCTACAGCAAGCTCAAGGACAACAGCGTATTGCAGCTGCTGCTGCATATGGGAAGCGAGCTATTCCCCTACGAAGTGAAACGCAGAGAACCGGCTACCCGTAGCAACCGCCCTCGCCGGAAGCGTGCCGAAAACGGCCGCTACATTCCCGAGGCCGGCAACACCAAGCGACGGTAGAATCAGCCCTACAGACTTAACCTCCCATGCCATCTCTCGCCAACGAAGGTTTCCCTTACCCCACTCCCGTCTGTAATCCTGACGGGACCGACATCTACCGAGGCGTCTTCCAAGGTGGCGCTGGGCCGATCACGCCCACCACTCAGCGGGTCAATATCGCCACGGACCAGCAGCCGGTCCCCACGACCCTGCCACCCACCAGCGTCACCGGAACGCTGGGCGCTCTCAACGCCGTCATCAACCTGGCTATCGGCGGGAATAGCACGGTCGTGCTCGATCTTTTTGGAACCTCCGTCAGCACGGTTTCGTTCCTGGCCAGTATTGACGGAGTTAACTTCTTCCCCGTCGCCGCCCACGCTTACACACTGAGCGGGCTCCAGTTGGCTGGCCTTGTCACATTCGCCAACACCTTCCCGAACCGTCTTGTAATCCCCTGCCCCGGGGCGGTGACATTCCGGGCCATCACCACGGCCTATACCTCCGGGTCTGTGGCCGCCACCGCCAGGGCCGTGAGTGCGGCATCGCTGCTGAGTGCGGTCTTGGCTGGCCAGAACGATCTGCGCGCCAGCCTGAACGCCAGCGCTTCTGGTGGCGCCCTCGCCCCTCGTCACATCGTTTCGGCAGCCACCACCAACGCGCAGAACGTGAAGGCCGCCTCCGGCCGGGTCTACGGCTGGTCATTCGCCAACACCAACGCCGCTTGGCGATACGTGAAGCTGCACAACGTGACTGGGGTGCCAACTGCTGGCGCGGGTGTCGTCATGACCATTGCGATCCCGCCCAACGGGTTGGCACAAGTGCAATCGGTAGCCGGGATTTTCTTCAATACGGGCATCGGCCTTACGACCGTGACCGGCGCAGCGGACGCTGACGCCACCGCCGTGGGCCTGAACGACATCGTGGGCGATCTGTTCTTTGCCTAATCAGCCGGGCTTCGGGCAGGTGCCGAGGCCCCAGTCCACGTAGATCTCCCGCACTCCTTCGGCATACCACCGGAGGAGTGCTTCCATATCGCGCCGGGTGTTGACGCCAATGCAGCCGGCGGTGCCCGGTGACACGGGGGCGTTGAAATCCAGGTGCGCCTCGATCAGTGTTCGCTTGGTGCCGCCAGGACGCAGATAGGTCATGGGGATGGACACCGGCCCCAGGCCGGGCCCCCAGCTGGCGGTCCAGTTGCCCACGCCACCGGCCCAGGCGGGGGGCTCCATGCGCCACAGGCCCTCTGGCAGTGGTTCGAGGCTGCTTGCCTGCGATGCGGCGGCCGTGCGGAACTGCTGCCGGCCGGGGGCCCCGCTCACCACGATGAAGCCCTCAGGCCCACCGGCGGGACGGACCCGCTCCAAGGCGAGCTCCACCAGGCCCTTGTTGTTCGTCTTGGGCGTGCGGGTGAGCCGCAGGTAGCCGGCGACCGGCCGCTGCTGCGCGGGGGTGGTGAGCTTGGGCGACTGCGGACGGCCTGCAAGGATCCGCAGCAGCTTGTCCGGATATTGGCTGTCCGTGGCGTAGCCCTCCTCCTTCAGCAACCTGGCTGCTTCCTCGACCGTGGCCGCCCGGTTGACACCCTTGTGCTCCTCGAAATCCCGATACCACCGGCTCACCAGATACTCGACCCCGGCGCGAATCGTCGGGAAGTCGATGAACTCAGCGACCTCTGGCCGCATCTGGCCGCCGACTTCCTCCAGCGTCTGCTTCTTGGTGCCCTTGCCCTTGAGGCCCCAGAAATTGTTGGCCCCTGAGGGTTTCTTGCCCCAGCCGGATTCGAGCGCCCACTGAGCAGCGACCAGCTGGGGGAACTTGGCGCCGGCAATGCGGGCCGCCATCTCGATCCCTTCCCAGGTGTTGGGCACATCGGCCTGATCGCTCTTGCGGGTCTCCTCGATCCACTCGGCGCCCTCCACCAGCAGGCCAGGGTCCGCCTCGATGATGTGCTTCCGCAGCATCAACAGGCCCCGCTTCTGCGCCGGCAGGCCCTTGTAGTGCTCGAAGAAATCCAGCCAGCGTTTTTCGCTCAGCTGCACATCAGAGATCGGCATGATGGTGGTGGTCTGCACTCCTGCAATTATGGCGGACGCCAAGCCCACCGACTACGCCGCCCTGCTGGAGGAGATCCACGGCCTGGAGCTGGGCATCCTGCGCGACCAGCTGCAGGCGATCCGCGACATGCAAGAAGCTGGCAGGCCGTTGGAGACCAGCGCCGGCATCCCGATCGACCCGCTGGCGATCGTGCGGGCGGTGGAGATGGCCCTGAAGCGCAACAGCATCAGCGCACCGCTGGAAGACCGCAGCAACAAGCAGCAGGACATGGCGACCCTGGCCCGAAAGCTGGACTTCAAGGGCATCAGCAACAAGCGGAAGGTGATCCCGTTCCCCCCTCAGCAGCAGGAGGGAGCGTGAACTGGACCGCGATCCTGGCTGACGCCGGCATCCCCGAATCGCCCGGCTACCGGGAGACCGTGGCGCTCATGCAGGGCCGGCCGGTGGTGGTGGCCGCCAAGGTGCAGCTGCACGCCAAAAAGGCCCCTCCGAAGAAGGGCCTTTAAGGGGTAGATCGTGTCCCTCTCGGATGGTTCCCTGCCGCACGGTCGGAGGGGCCGAACAGTTGGCCTGCCCGAAGGTCGAAGCCAGTGCCCCCAAACTCTAATGCGCCTTGCCGCTTTGGCCTCGATGAAACTGCACGCCAAAAAGGCCCCTACGAAGAAGGGCCTTTAAGGGTTGCTGCCTAGCTCTCTTTGGAGTTTGCGAGCGACAGCGATCTCGCTTCCTGGCGCTATTACGACACTGGCTACTGCTCGACAGCTCCAGTACCGGTGCTTGCTAGGCCCCAAAAAACGTCGAGCGCCGTGAGGGGATTAGAGCTTGTGCACCTGTGCAGAATAGCTCACCTCAGCCTCTGCGGCTCCATTCGCCGGCCAGCGCCAGCAGTGCCCAGCACCAGGGCGTCGGCGCTGGTGCGGCTCTCATCGAACCAGTCCTCCAGCTCCTGCTCCATGATCTCGTTGGCCCGCTCCTTCTGAGCGACCTCCTGATCCTGCGCGGCGGCAGCCACGAACCAGTTACAGGCCAGGGACAACGCATCCGCCCGGTCGTTGAACTCCAGGCAGTTGCGCTCAGTCGTCACCCGGCTCAGCTGGTACATCAGTGACCGCTGGTGCCCAGAATCCGGGTCGCGCTCTGCACCCTCGTAGTCCTTGCGGATCACATCGGCTGACACGACCATCCGGTGCTGCTGCACCAGCGGGCCGATGCCGTCACAGATGCGGAGCTCCTTCTGCTTGGAGACCCACTGCTCCTCGATCACCACCGGATAGATCCGGTTCATGACGGCCTGCAGCAGGCTGGCGAACATGCCGCCGCCCATGTTCTCCTCCACCAGCACGTTCGTGACCTGCCAGTGCAGCGCCCGGTGGGCCAGCATCACCAGCACCTCCTCCTCGTAGCCCTGGGTGGTGCCGCCGCACTCCAGCAGGAAGAAGTTGCCGCTCAGTTCAGCGAGCACGACCCACGCCAGCTCGTCCTTGCCACGGCCTGATGGGTCGATCGCCAGGACGCAGTTCCAGTGCTCACGGCGCGAGATCCAGCCCGACACCAGCGCCGGCTTGTGATACCAGCGGTCGGCGCCCAGGCCGACGCACACCAGATCACCGATCCGCAGATCACTGGCCCCGCCCCAGCTGACCACTTCCGGCAGGGCCTTGCCGTCCAGCTCCATGACGATGAGCTCGCCCAGGCGGATGGGGAACCGCTCCATGGTCGAAAGCCGGCAGTTCAGCTGGAACTGCAGCTGTGCCCTGGCCCGCGTCATGCGGCTTTCGCGGCTCAGCAGCTCCTCATGCCCGAACCGCTCTGGGTCGGTCGGCTCACCCACCAGCGACTTGTCGGCCAGCACTTCCGCAGCCATCACCGGATCGAGGCACCCCTCGTAGCAATCCCACTGCTCCGGGTCGTTCGGGTCCGGGTAGCGGGCCGGGATGAAGCGCATCGCGTATTCACGCTGCCGCTTCAGCTGCAGGTACAGGCTGGTCTCGATGTGTGGCGTGCCGAGGAACAGGATCTCCCTTGGCAGGAACTGCCCCTCGTCAGGTTTCAGCACCGCCTCCAGCTCGGTGATGGCCATCGATAGCCGCTCCTGTTTCAGCGGCGTGATCGAGTTGCTGAGGGTCTCGATGTCATCCGGCATGGCGAATGTGCATCGCTTGCCGGTGAGTGAGGGCGACAGGATCCCCACCGCCCGCACCGATGGCGACTGATCCACCAGGGCCGGGCCCACATCGAAGCCACGGGCTGAGCTGCGGCCGTCCTTCAACGGCGCCAGGCAGCGCAAGATGTCGATGTCACGGATGCACCGCAGCATGAAGGTGGTCACTTCCACCGCCTTGTCTGCTGTGGCGCCAGGGATCAGGATCTTCTCCCTGAACGGGTCAATCCTCAGGCGGTGCAGACAACGAAAGGCGCCCAGTGTGCTCTTGGCCGCACCACGGAACGCCGCGAGAATCTTGCGGGTCGCTGGATCCTGCATCCATTCCGCGATCGCCAGCTGCTGCTTGGTCGGTTCATCCGCCAGGCCCAGCTCCCGCAGCAGGTAGGTCGTCCAGTTCTCGAACAGCATCAGCTCCGCAGGGAGCGGGCTCCACTCCTCGAAGCCGCTGAACAGATCGGCGAACTCAGGATCGTCTGCAAGCGGGACGACATACTCGCCGTCCGCAATTTCGTCAGGCGTCCAGATCGTCACAGCGGAAGTCTCCCCCCGCGAGCCAGGGCGGGGAGGCTTCCAACTCGACCACCACGGAGGAGATCACCCAACACCGGCCCGGTGCAATGGCTCAGCGGCGGCAACTGGGTGACACCCGGGATCTTACTGGCCTTCGATGGTTTCACCAGCTGGGGGCTCCTCGGCCACCGGCTCCTCGACAGGGGGCTCAACGGGGGCCGGCTCCTCGATCACGGGCTCCTCGGTCACCACCTCCTCAGCTGGAGGTTCCTCGGTCACGACTGGCTCCTCAGCCACCGGCTCAGCGGGCGCCGCCTGTTCGGCCACCGGCTCTTTAGGCTCGAAGGCCTCGTCCACGTCAGGCGTGGCCGGATCGTCAGGGATGAACTTGCCGGCGGGAGTGCGGGCCCGGCGCCGCTTGCTGATCTGCTGCAGCACCGCCTCACCACTGGCAGCTGCGGCATCTTCGGCCGCTCGCTGCTCCAGCTGGTTGTTCAGTTCGTCCAGCAGCTGCTGAGCCTTCAGGCGTGCTTCGGCCACCACCTCATCAGGGACGAAGCTGCCGTACTCGATCAGGCCCAACAGCTGGCGCTCGATGTTGGAGAGATACACGGCTGCAGAGCTGATCCACGAAACATAGCGCCAGCAGCCCCAGGAAGGCCCTTCAAGGCTGCAGACCATCCATCTCACCCACCGGCCGCCTCAAGGCCTGCTCCGCGGGCAGCGGGGCCTGAATGGCGGTGTCCTGCCCGTCGATCGCATCTCGGAACAGCTGGATCAGGTAGCCGCGCCGTTGTGCGCCGCCGATCGTTACCAGTTCCGGGTTGACCAGGAAGTATCGATGGCCAGATCGCTCATCGCTCCAGATCGCCACCAGCTTGAGCTTCTTGAGCTTCGAGAGGCTGCGCCGCACTGCGGTCGGATCGTGCCCGTACCGCTCAGCCAACACCGTGGCGGTGATGTCGGCTTTGCAGGTGTTGGGGTCCAGTTCCGCCATCAGGTTCCACAGCACACGGAGATCGGCGCCGTTCATCAGGCCGCCAGCCATCAGGCGCGAGACCTTGGCCAGTCC